CCTTGCAGGCTCAACAAAACCTCTTTCCTGGTCATACTCATGTAATAGAGGTATGTTTGCCTTTCAGCCGGGTCCTTTGCGGTTTCAGCGAGTTTTTTGAAAATAGCATTGCCTTCCCGATACCTTTTCAGCGCAATAAGATCAAATGCGTAAAACATTTGGAGACTTGTGATATTCTCTTGATTGCTCTGCATCGAGTCCAGTCTTATTCGATTTATTAAAAGAGCTTTGGTATAATATTTTATGGAAGACGGCCTATCTCCATTTAACTCGGATAAAGCACCTTCGATCTCAATTTCCGTTGGTTGGTTTGGCATTAACCTCATCAATTGTTTACCTGTTAGCAAGGCTTTTTCATAGTGCTCTAATTGTCGTTGATATATTAATTTATCCCAATATGCGCCAAAGTAGTTGCTATCGAGTTCTGTTGCCCTATCGAGAAGAGCCACTGCGTGCTCAAGTCGCATACGTCTGACGCTGTCGTTTCCCCCTAATTTCGACGCCACTTCGCTCGCCTGGCTCCGTAATCTTTTTGCCTCTGAATCTGGCCTTATCTTTGGCACTTTATGTCCACAGGAAAAAAAGCAAGAAGCTAATAAAATAAAGATTACTGATTTCACTAAACTTGAAATTGCATAGTCTAAAGTAAAATAATTTATGTTAAAATGGAACTGATTTAATTCATTCCTTTTCAAAACTATTCAGCGCTCTCCAAACAGTCCGCTCATCTTTATTGAATTTAACTTCCGCCTCCAGCACGGCCTGGCGTGTGCTGATGCTGCGCGTTTTTATCTGCGCCTGCACCCAAAGATATATTTCCCGGTAGGTGAAAACTTTGGTGGTAATAAAGCCGGCTTTGTAAAGCGCGGAGAAGACGCCTTCGTCAAATAGTGTGTTTGCGAGTTGGATGTTCATGTTGTTGGTTGATTCAGTTAGATTGAGTTGATTGAGTGGGTGGGTGGTTTCTCCGAAAGTCAGGAGCAGTCCTATAGATTGACTCGATTGATCGTTTGCGCTAAGATATTTTGCTGGTTATTGATGTCCTTAACATCCACATAAACAGGAGGGAAGTTGTTGATCATCTGGTAAGCGATAGAGTTGGCCAGGTTTTTTTGATCATGCACGGGTTGGTTGTAATAGCGATTGGCATCGCCTCCATCCGTAAAAATACCGCCCACGGCATATCCACGACCGGGGTTGGCAATGGAAAAATCCCGGCCGCCAAAGCCAACATTTATGGCGCTCACCAGGTTGCGGGCCCATGGTACGCGCATAGCTTCGGATATCACAATGCCCTCGCCGGAACGAAGCCAGGCATTAGTATTGTCGGTTCGACTATAGCCCGAAAGTACACCGCCCTTACCGTCGGAGTTATAATGCAAACCGCCCGATGCATAAGCCGGCGGTTTTTGCGCAGCTATTTTGGCAACCTCGACCGCAGTTTCGGCAATGATCGCGGGTATATACAACGCGGCCAACATTCCTGTTTGTGCAGTGCCTTTTGTTATGGCCAGGGCGCCGTTTATAACCGCCTGTGCAATGGACGCCTCTTGCTCTTGTTTAAAAGCTTTGATTTTTACCTGGGCCTCCTGCTGTTTAAACTTTTGCTCAATCGCAAGCTTTTGGGCCGATGTTAAACTGCTGTTGTTTAGCTCTGCATCTTTATCCTGTTCTAATCCGGCTATTTTAGCTGCGGCTTCCTGTTTGATACTTTGACTGACAATGGAAAAGGCCTCGTCAGCAAGCTTTTTCTCCTGTTGTACTTCAAATTTTTCCAGCTCTTCCGCCTGTTTTTTAGCTTTATCATTTTTCTCTTTGTTAAACTTATCGGACAGTTCGCTTATTTGCTTATCTTTTTGTTCTTCAATTTCTTTCAGTTTTTGCGCAGTGATTTGCGCCTGTTCAATCTCTATTTGATTTTGCGTTGCATTTACTTTTGCGTCGCTGTTGGGTGACGCCCCTTGCTCTTGTTCGGCAGCGCGCGCTTTTGTGGCGGCCTCCTGCAAAGCCGATTGAGCGGATGCTTTTAACAGCGTCATTTTGATGTATGCATCTCCATCTTTTGTTAGTTTAGCCTCGGCTTCGTTTAGATTAGCGGCCTTGCCAAGAGTCTTGCCCAGGGTATCGTTGTATTGCTGCAATACTTGCTTTTTATCCAGGAAACCTTTTTGCGCCAACCCTACGTTTTTCTTTAATTGTTCCATCTGCCGGATTGCATTTGAATAATCAGAACTTTCCAGCGCCTTGTTCATGCCATCAACGCTCGTTTTCGTTTGATCGACTGCGTCTTTTCCTGTTACGAATGAGTTTATCCACCGGCGCATTTCGGGAGCCAGAGCTTTGTTTTGATTGTTAAGCCCGCCAACAGAGTTCGTAAGCTTTGCAATATTCTTTTCGAGCGAAGTGATATTATCCGACATACCAGCCAACGGATTTGACAAACCGTTGATGCTATTGCGCAGACTGTCAAAAGCGGCTTTGTACTGGTTGATCTGCTCCTGGCCATCTGTGCCAATTGCTACATCAATTGAAATTGTTTTGTTAAAGTCATCTGCCATTTTATGTTATTTTTAAGTTCTATGAGTATTTTAAATATAGTTTTACTTTGGAAATAGAAATCTAACCTAATTTTACCAATTCAACTTTTGTGGGCTGGCTCTTCCGCCACGAATCAATTTTATTGATGTAGTAGTAAGCGCTGTCCTGCTGAATGTAAACCGGCACCATCAAATCAAGTTCAAGGATGTCGCGGGGAGTAAGCAGGATATAACGTATTACCTTTTTGGTTTGGGTAAGTATCTTCTCCAGTTCCGGATAGTATTTTAACCTCAGGTCGTCAAACATCAGGCTGGCCTGGCCGTAATTCTGCCCGAGCACCTGTGCATCGGGCTTATAGAAATAAGGGGTGCTGATCACGTCGTTGATCACGCGATTGTTTCCGTCACCATCGGTGAAGGTTACCTCCTGGTTGTTGAGCGTGAGCTTTTGGTCGATCAATATCCGGGGATTTACGCTTAAGCTAAAATTGTTGTTGCCGCTGGTAATATCGATCATGTTGATTTGCGCGACCGTTCCGCCGATATATGGCCGGTTAAGCGTAGGCCCGAAAGGGCTGTTAAAGAGTGTCGCATTTGCCGGTAAAGTCTGGTCGTTGATCCTGATTTGTGACCATCCATATTTTAGGGGCAATATATTTTCATCGGTTTGATATTGCATATAGTTCATCTGGGCATAGTTTCCCAGCTGAAAACTTACTTGTTTGCCCTGGTTAAGGCATTTGCTGCTCCAATCTATTGCTATCGGTATGTTATTTACGATGTCGCGGAAGGAGTTAAATGAGATGGTTTTGCTTGTGTTGTCGGTTTGGCAAATGATGCCAAAGCGCTGTAATGTATCTTTGAGCAAATCTTTTTGACTGATATCCGGAAATATGCGCTCACATTGTACGGTTTGTCCATATTGCACTGTTTGGTTCTGGCTTTTAATAATGAACGTGGCGCCGGGGTAGATGCAGGCCAGGCTTGGATTATAACCATGCCATCCGTAGCCGACGTACACCCCGCCATTTTTTGGAAGCGTGGTTTGAAATGACATTACCGTTGTATAAAGATCAATACTTCCGAGGATGTTTGAGCCGTCAGTTCCCGGGACGCGTGTCCATCCATCGGGATCAGAACCAGGTGGGTTACCAGGTTTTTTTTCGCCATGGCCACCGAAAGAAAAGTCATAATAGGTTAATACCGTATCAGGCGTTGCCGGATAGGTTGGATCGCGGTAATAGATGTACGCGGATAGGTAGGTAGGGTTATTGTCAGATGAAACCTTCCCGTACAAATAAACATGCGGAAAGGTGACCGTTATGGTTACTGCGTTAATATCGTTGGCGGTAAACAAGACATTGTCCGGAAACTGGTGCGACAGATCGGAAATAACGGTATCCCATGTAAATACCCCGCCCGGGTTGAGTGCGTTAGGATGGTTTAAATTAAGCTGGGCCTGCATGGCTGCGTTTAAACCTTTGTCGTCTGTTTGGTTTTGAAAGTCGGTGCCATGTTCGAAACTTCCATTGGAGAACTGGGCAATCAGCAAAGGATAAAGCGGATCGCCAAGCAATGATCCGGTTGCCTGGTACCCGGAAGACTGTAGTAAGAGCTCGATGGCCGTTTTTATAAAAAAACCTGGCCTTAAATTATGTACGTCAATCGGGTCGGCAAAATTATCGCTGAAATTGCCGTAATCAATTACCGGGTATATCCAGCCGTCGGTGTTGGTTTGAGAGTCCGCTGCGTTGTCCAGGTTCCATAGATGATCATAGGGTTTCCAAACCAGGTTTTGTCCATAATTGCTCCATACGCTGGTGCTGTCGCCCATATCATACAATTGCCCGTCGATTGCGTCAAAAAAGTCAACGTTGCCCGAAAGGATAGTTATGCTTGCAGTATCCTGGTCAATAATATTCAATTCGCCGATACCATAAGGAACGATTTCCAAACCGTCCTGGATAATTTTCGCCTGGTATTGCTGGTAGGGGAGGTTTGTGGCAAAGGCAACATCGTCCGGAAAGCCGAGTATCTGACGGTTGCGTTGGGTTAAGGGCAGCTTAAATTGATTGCTGGTGTTTCCCTGCTGATTTTGAACTTCGGCCAGGTTATTGATCTGGAAGGTTAAGGCAATTGGGCTATCGTCGCTCAAATCGACAAGTTGGTCGTTAAGATATAATTGGAGTTGATCCATTTTAATGAGATTGGGTAAAGTAATCAGGTCTGATAGGAAGCTAAACTTTCCGGGCTACCTGCTATTGGCTTTGAATATTAATCGAAGGCATATTAAACGTTACGCTGAACGGCGCCTGGCCATTAAGCGTTTCATACTCGCTGAATGTAGCGGTGTTTAACACAACGGTTTGCCATTTAACAGGATTTTTGTTCACCAGCATTTGTACTTTCGGCGAGTATTTTATAGATTGAAGCCCTTTTATATCGGCAACCGAAAGGTCCTCAGCCATTACCTTCATCTTTTGCCCGGCGCTTTTGGCAATAACCTCTTCAATACCATCCTGGTTTGCCCAATCGAAGACGTAATTTTTTATAATAACCGCATTTTGCACATCGAGTGATATTTCCTGGTTGTAAACAAACCTGTAGTAATTCCAACAGCCGGTTAAACCGATCCATCGCAGGTAAACGGATTGTTCGTCAACCGCATTGTCAATCCTTATAGTTTGGGCTTGGGTTACCTGGTGTGGGTTGCCGCTGCTATCATTATACATCAGGGCGAGGCTGAAATAATAAACATCGGCGTCAAAGATTTCATTTATCAGTAAACGGTTCAATCCCAGCTGGGCTGGTATCGGCGTGTTTACCGATGACTGACTGGCAATAATGAACTTGCTCCCGTCCTCGTTCAGGAGCCATGAACTATCCTCGTTTAGCAGGTAGCTGTTTTCCGGGCCACCCGGCAGGGCATTTCCATTGATATCTAGTAAGCTAAGGTGGCAATACAACTGCAGGCCGACAAGGTCCTCGCTGTATATAAAACCAATATCGAACGGATAACCGTTGGAATAGGCAGGCCCCGCAAAATCGGTTACCCATTTGGCCAACTGGCTGCTGTCGGTTACCGATTGAAAAGGCACATAGGCGGCCAGGTTACCGCCGAACGCATCGCCAAGCTGTTTTGCGGCATACAATACATAATACGGATCAGTTATCGGTATGTAGGTTAACGTTTGGGCGCCTGTGAGCTTGCCATCCCAATACTCGGCGTAGGCGACTTGATAACTTGCACTAAGGTTGCTGTCGCGATAGTTTATTTGGGCGTAATCGCTGTCGTCCTGTGCACGTAAAAGGCTTTGTAAAAAATTGCTGATATCTGCTTTTACGAGCCCGGTATTATCAGGCCTGTTTGTCGATATGATGGTATTTTGCAGCCCGCTGATGGGGTCCTGGTAAGTAATTTGTGTACGGACCTGGTAGTACGGCCTCAGCAAATTGATATTTATAAATCCAGTTGCGTTTGCGATATATGCGGTGTTGATGACCAGGCTGCCATTAGTTTGAACAGAATTTACCGTGAAAACGCCTATATAAGTTCCTGCATTGAGGTAAACATTTACAGGCGTAATATTAGTTAGCACCACATTTAGTGCAGCGGCGTTTTGGATGGCCATCGTATTTGCCGCAATTGCATTGGCAATGGTCGTAGTGTCGCAATTTACGGAAACCGCTGCATTTCCGCTCAATGTATCGAGTGCTACGGCTGACACCTCAAAGTCCTTTCGCTGGTACGTAAAAACAACCGGGTTAAATGCAGCATTCCAACGGGATACATTACCGCCGTTAAGGGTAACTGAAGGATCAGTCACAAGCAGGTTAGTTATAGTTGGAACGGTTATGGCATTATACGCAATACAGCCATTTGCATCCGTAAGAAAAATAGTTTTGAGGCCGCCGGTTAACCCCGGAAAGGTAGGCGAGGATTGAAACGTAACATTGTCAAGACTGTATTGTATCGGGCCATAGCTTGAGCTTGCTTCAACGGTAATTTGCCCGTCGGCGGCGCCCGGGGCTGATTCAGGCTGGTCTACATTGATAAAATTAATGGTTAAATCGCAAACATTTACCGGCGGCGGCGGGGCAGGAACAGCGCTGATGCCGGTTATACTCCAGGAGGTGTAGTAATAGTTGGATGGATCGGAATTGCTGATTAAGCCAGTATAAATGGGCGCGCTCTGACCGGCGATGGTTGCGCTGCCGTCTACAATGCTGCCGTTAATATTCTGGGTGTACGTTACCACCACGTTGTTACCGTTTGCCGGCTGCAATGTAGTGGCATCATACAGCGCTATAAATACTTGCCCGTTGCGCTCGGTGCCGGTCAGGGTGGTATGTGAATAATCAATTTCTGCAATAAGTGACATGTTGGGTTGAGTTGATTAAGTGTATCGGTTGAATAAGTTGATTTGGTGGTTATGATTGAGCAAATTAGTCGACCAGGCTGAGGAGCAATTCCGATAAATCATCCGCCAGGTTTTCTAAAACAGGTGATAGCCGCTGGTCGATATTGTCGTCACCAAGTGGTTCAGACAGAATTCCCGGCTTACCTTTATAGCCCCTTTTGTCAATCGACTTTTTTATGGCCCATGCGGCCTTGTCGGGTATGCCCTTCGCCTGACACCATTGCTGGATGCGCTGGATCATCGGCGGATCGCCGGCAACGGGGTTCGCACTTGTCGGAGCGCGGCCTGTCTCGAGCAACTGCATGTAGTCCGGAATTTGTAGTTGGCACGAGTCATCGTCCTGAATAATTGTCAATGATTTGGCAGTTTGGCCGGTTGCATCGCTTCCGGCTGCCTGCAGAGAGTTGATGATGTCGGTTTTAAGCGACTCGAGGAACTGTATAAGTTGGTCGGTATCCATTGATTAGTTTATGGTTCATAGTTCATTGTTCATAGCAAGAGTGATAGTTGTCTAAGCGTTTCGAATAGCTATTGTAATCTTGAATTATGAACCGGAAAAATTTTCGAAGTACATTGTTGCGAGACTGATGGTAAGATTGACACCTGTAGTGTTTACGTCGAATTTATTGTAAACCGGCAGACATTTGGCCGTGTCGCCTGCTTTGATGCGGAAATAACGGCCTTCACCTTCGCGGTAGGTTGACGCTTTTACGATAAACTCATTGGCGAGTGATAACGCCTGCGTTACATAGGTTTCGTTACCTGAAGTGTACTGATCGAAATCTGTTTTGTATAGAAACTCGAGGTAGATCGAGTAAACGTTTTCTACCGAGCCGTTTACCTGCGGTGATATGGCAATGGGCTGTAACGGATACATAAATACCACTGGAAAAGTGGTATCGTCGGCAAGCTGATTTAGTTCGTTGGCTGTTCCATACACAAAAGTTACGGGCGTACTTAGCGTTTGGCTGATGGCTTCAATTTGGTTTCGTATGGGCATGGGATAATTATTGTTTTAGTGATTTAGTGAGTTGATGAATTTCTGGATATATCTTTTAGTCCTTTTTATTAACCGCGCATGAGCTCACTATATCGTTTTTGGTATTCATACTCTGTTTTATTGAGCAACAGTTTAGTAAGCACGCGCTCGTAGGGCATGTTGAGTATTTCCGGCCATTTGGTGAGATCACCGCCTGAAAGGGAGTTTACGGTATTGATGTACTTAAACTTTTCAAAAGCGCTGATTCCCGCCTTTTTTTCCAACGCCGAAGGAGCCGATTTAAGTAACCGGTTTTCGGCTTCGATAAGTGCGGATAACAGTGAAAAAAATGCCTGGCAACGGGCAGCGCCTCCATGACCCTAAGTTTTTTTATTTCGCCGCTAAATTCTTCTGCTTCATATTCGTTGTACATTTTGCCGGTAACCCTGCAATAAAAGTAATGGGCCAATACCGCGCAGCAGGCTTTAAGCGAGGGGTTAAAGGTTGATTGCCAGTCGTCGTTGCCCTGCGCTATTATATGTTCATTTATTTCTTCAGCAATAATTTCCCTGGCGGCAAAAAAAGCCCCCGCCGGTTCAACGGATAAATGCCGCACCACGTCGACGTTTTTGCTGCTGCCGGCCAGGTGAAATGTGATACGCTTCGGGATATTGTCGTAAGCATGAAGGTTTTCGAGTTGGTTCGATATCAATAAGATGATCTCTCCGAAAATATACAGTTCATCGAAGTTCTTGACGTTTTGTAGTTCTGAAAGGGGAATGCCGGACAAAATGCTAATTGCTTCAAGGTCGTTTACAAAGGGCTTTTCCTGCATTTCCATCACCTGGCCCAGCGTAATTTCATCCAGGCTGGACGGCATGTTTATCGATAGTTTGCCGCCCAGGGTTTTCACTGTTTTTTCAAACATATTTAAACTGATTTTTGTATTTTCTTCTGTAGGTTCCGATTGATTTCATCGATTACTTTAACAAGTTGAACGAAGCAAAATCAAACGCCGGCGCGGGCGGTTTTGGCGTCCAGCTCCTTACCTTACTGCTATTGCCGATGTTTAATTTATTGAGTGCAACGTAGCGTAAGGGGTCGATCAAATGGTTCCATGTGTCAACCGGTTCGTTCAATACCCTTCCTGAGCGATCTGTTTTCCATTTATAACGGCCCAGTTCTTCGCGGAGGTTTTTACTTCGTCTGGTGATTTTTATAGGGTAGCGCTTCAAAACATCAATGGAGTTTTTGACACTGTCAGGCCCTTTTTTTGCGCCCGTAACCCGCCAACCCATGCGCCGCAATTCCTCGATGGATTTGGGTTCGGCGCTGTCTGCAATTAGCTCTATGTTTTTACTTAGCCCTGCTTTTAGAAGCCTTTCGGCGATATCAGGATTGGTTAAACCTGTTTCATATAACAATTCATCCACCCAAAGCACACCGTCTTGCTTGTAAACCAGTACACAGCCGGTTTCATCATTGGTGAAGCCAAAGTCGAGTCCCGCAGCAAGCAGCTTTGCATCGGGGGGGATATCTTCGCATACTTCCCAGTTATTTAAAACCAAACCACTTATTTTCCCGGTAAGGCCCCTGGCATACACCCTCCATAATTCTAAATCGGAATCCTTTAACGATTCGATCTTTTGTCGTTGCCGATCGGGCAGGAACGGGTTATGGCGATGGTCCGAGATGATAAGCTGCACACCAGGCTTCCCCAGCAGGTTATCGTGCACCCAAAATGCAGCGTTGGGGTTAAAATCGATAAAGATACGACGCCTGGTACGTAGGGCAAGCTCTGTGTACACCGCCCATGGAACGCCATTGGCTTCATTAACAAATAAATAGTCCCGCTTCCCCGACTTGGCATCCTGTGCATCGTCATAGCTTTTAAACTCGATGATGCTCTCGCTATAAAACTCAAATATTCGGTCGGTTCGGTTAAAGCTTTTTAGTGCGGCTTGCAAAGTGCCGGATGATGAACAAATACTTTGCGCATCGCGGAGCGCCCCGGCCTTCAGATTGGGGATGTCCTGCCCTGCAACGGTTATTACTTGTTTTTTGATTTCACACGCAAAGCAAAACAAAGCCTGCAATATCGCGTACGTTTTTCCGGAACTAGTCCCACCCTGGTTTATTACAACGCCCGCATCCGCATAATAGTTTCGCTTAAAAAGTACAGAGGCTTTCATGATATTCATAATTTCGATTTAAGAAAGTGTAAAGCAGGCTTCATCGCGCAAATAATAAAGTTCGCTACAGCCCATTATCATTCCCAGGGCTTTAAAATAATCTTTAGTTAAAAGAGTTGCATAATTCCAGAAACAAACGCTACATTTAAGGCTGTTAATGTTGCGGTTATGAAGCGTAAGTATGCGGTACTTTTTGGTGTTTTGCTGGTCTGCTTATATTCCTGTAAAAAGGAGACCCCGGCCCCAAGTACAGGCGCACTACTTTTAGGCAAATGGTACTCAGTAAAACTGGTTTCGGTACTCTACCAGGATAACAACGAAATAAGCACTTTTAACAAGACAAGTTTTACCAACGATGATTTTGTTGAATATTATGGCGACGGATCCGGATATTATTCAGCATCAACATCCCAGGGCCCTAGTCTTACTGAATTTACCTATAAAGTAAATGGCTCCACGCTCACGCAATATACCAGCGAAGAAAATGCCGGGATACCCGAAACAATTACCAGTATTACTTCAACCGGCCTGTCGGTGCATGTTGTTCAATTGGTGCCCGACCCTAGTGACCCTACTGTGACCGACACCGAAGTTGATGATCTTACTTATACAAAATAGCCTTATATCAGCACTTCCGCTTCATTTTGCGCGATTTTTGGGCCACTGTCCACTATTTCTATTTTCAGGCTGACGATTTGTTTTTCATTGATCGGTCGGTCGTCGGTTTTTTCGTTCCAGCCCATATTTTTTAAGGCAAACATGGCCCCCGAGGGAGACTGCTGGTGAAGTTTTTTTTCGTACAGCGCTTCTACCTGCAGCCGGCTGCGCCTGATCACGAAGCCAAACTCGCCGCTTTGTTCGTAATCCTCCAATTCCTGGCGGCTGGTAAAACCAAGAAATAATGCCAGGCCGGTTATAGTGGCAGGCTCTGCATCGCGGGTGTAGATTTTTTGTTCTTTGCCGGATTTTGCTTCAGTCAGATACTCACCTTCAATGTAACGGAAGTAGGCTTCAGCTTTATTGGCCAGCTTGCGGGCCGTTTTAAAAGCAGGAGATTGCATAGGTTATGATTAAAATGCCAATTGGCATAGTACAGATGTAAAGGTAGGGATTTTCTGAGTTAAATGCAAATATTTTTAGCAAAAATTTAAAAACATTTGGTCGAAACCCAATGTTAATATTGATCGAGGTATTTGACTAATTGATGATTAAACCATCCAAAATAGCCCGATATCATATCACCAAGTTAAAATTTGTTAAAATGTTAGTTGTATTGCGTGCCAAAGCAACTATTTGTTATTTATATTCGTTTATAATTTAGTAGATTTAGTCATTCAAGTTTCAAATGGGCAAAAGAAGGTTTACCTACTTTTTATTTTCAATTGCAGTGGTCGTTTTGGCAACGGTATCGTCGTGTCAAAAAGATCCCGCTGTGAATAACCCGGGCCCATCTACTACGAGCATCAATGCTGATAGTTCTATCGTTTCATCGCCGGGTAACTTTCTTGCCGTTACCGGTACGCTCAAAGTGAAATTTAACGATTCAGTTTATACTTTCGATGCTGCACGTGATTCTATCGCTTTTATTAACGTTAACGGTGACGACGAAAACCGATACTTTGGCATTACTGCGATTAATAAAGAGCATTCGGTAAGCTTTGGCATCAGTTCTGCCGGCTTTGCGTTCAGCAATATCAATCGTGGCATTGCCGGGAGCCAGTTATTATTGAGCAACGACGCCCAAAAGCCTGCACTCCAATTATCGCTTAGTAAAAACTATCCGACTGGTGGGTTTGGTAGTTTTGACCTTTCGCAATACAAAACCGGGAATGAGCTGGCAAAAGGAACTTTTTATACTTTCATGGCTGTTGATGATAAAGCCAACTCCCCATACTATCGTGTTGAAGGCAGTTT